ACAGGAAGTAAATCTTATTATGTAATTGTTCAAAGAGATAATAAAGAAATTAAAACAGCAGTAAAAAGTCCTGATGAAGGAGCTAAAAAAGTAAAACAGTTAAGAACACTACCAACTACAAAAGAAAAAATTGGAGAAGTAACTTTAGAAGAAAGAGAAAGATTTAAAAAAGAAAATAGAGATGAAAAAAAATTAAAAGAAGGAAAAACAAAAAGAGATAAATTTCTTAAAAAAAATAGTTCTACTACTCTTGAAAAAGCTACTCAAGGAGATCCAAAAATTGTAAGAGGTCATACAGGTTCTATTTATGCAGAAAAGGTAACTCCTGAAACTATAAGATATACTCCAACAAAAATAAATCAAGTTTTAGAAAACTACGATAATGTTTTAAATAACATTACTAAAAAAAGAGATGCAGCTATTGCAGCAGGTAATGCTGCAGAAGTAGAAAGATTAAACACTAAAGGAATGAAGTACGCTTCACTAACTAAAGGTTTTAAAACTTTTACCGTAAAACAAATTGATGGCACTGGTTTTGTTTTTGGTCAAACAAGTAGAGCTGGGTTAGCTGATCCTGGTGGTTTTATGAAACCAGGAATGACAGCTAAAGAAGTTACAACTTTTGGTACAGGCTATGGAGGAAGCAATGCTCCGGTTATGAGAGCAAAATTTGTTTATAAAAATGCTCTTGAAAAACAAGAAGGTATAAAAATAAAAATAAATGAACTTGATAAATATTCTCCTAAAACTGCAGAAGCTATAACTGCTAAAAATAATTTAACTAGAATTAATAAAATAGAAGCAGCTAAATTATTTGATGAAGGAACTAACAAAGCTTTAATTAATTTTCAAAAAGAAGATTCTAAAAAATCTATAGCCATGAATAAAAAAACAGAAGCAAAAGTTTCTAAACAAATTTTAGATGATTTTAAAAAAGTTTCTAAATTAGAAAAAAATTTAAAAGTTCCATCTGGATTTATAGTTAACAGATTAAATTCAGGAATTCCTATGGACGAAATTTTAAATCTTATTTCTAAAAATAGTAATGTATCTTTATCTGCTATTACTAGTAAAGCTATGACTGCTTTAAAAGACATAGGTAAAGTGGATTATAGTAACATGCAATTAGGATCAGGTAGATTAGCAACAGCTGCTGGTGTAGTTAAGAATGCTTCTAAAATATTAGGTAAAGCGGCCGGTGTTGCAGCAGTTCCTTTAACTGCTTATGAATTAAGAAATATGTATAAACAAGGTAAAACAAAAGCAGAAATGTTAGCTTATCCTTTCTTTTTAGATTCTATGGTAGGCGAAGCACAAGATTTATTAAAAATGACTAAGCCTGAAAGACAAGCTATTAAGAATGAACAAATTGCAGAAGATTTTTCTATGATGGATTCTGATTTTTATACTCCACCTTTAAAAGGTGTAGAAGCTGTTGATACTGAAATAGTTAAAGATCGTGTTGCACAAGAAAGAGCACTAGAAGAAGAGAAAAGAAAAAACCTAAGAAATAAGACATTGCCAAATGAAGGATTATTGCGTATACTCTCCAATCCAACATATAAAGGTGTGTTATAATTAACAGGAAAGAGATATGGCAAAAATCGAAGACGCATTACCCAACCAACCAATTACTGATGAAGCTTTTGTAGAACAAGAAGTTGACGTTTCAGAAGCTGCCGTTCCTACACAAGAAGGCGAAGCTAATGTAACTATGGACGAAGAAGGTGGAGCAGAAATAAATTTTGATCCTAACGCAACAGAAGCATTACAAACAGAAGATCATTTTTCAAACTTAGCAGAAGTTATGAATGATCAATACCTAGACGAACTAGGTGCTAATCTTTTTGACAAGTACACAGAATATAAACAATCTAGAGGTGATTGGGAAGATACTTACAGAGAAGGTTTAAATCTTTTAGGATTTAAATACGAACAAAGAACACAACCTTTTAGAGGAGCAAGTGGTGTTAACCATCCTGTTCTTGCTGAAGCGGTTACACAATTTCAAGCGCAAGCTTACAAAGAATTATTACCAGCAGATGGACCAGTTAGAGCACAAATTTTAGGAGATGTGACTAACGAAAAACAAGACCAAGCACATAGAGTAAAAGATTTTATGAATTATCAAATCATGGATCAAATGCCAGAGTATGAACCTGAATTTGACCAAATGCTTTTTTATCTACCCCTCTCAGGTTCTACCTTTAAGAAAGTTTATTATGACGATCTTTTAGGTAGAGCTGTTTCTAAATTTGTACAAGCAGATGATTTAGTTGTACCTTATTCTGCCAACTCATTAGAAGACGCAGAAGCAATTGTTCACGTTTTAAGAATGTCAGAAAATGAAATTAGAAAACAACAAGTTTCTGGTTTTTACAAAGACATAGAAATAGGTCAACCACCTGTTACAGAAAATCAAGTTAAAGATGCAGAAAGAAAATTAGAAGGAATTTCTAAAGATGGAAACGCCGAAGATCAATATACACTTTTAGAAATGCATATAGATTTAGATCTAGAAGGTTTTGAAGATGTAGGTACAGATGGTGAGCCAACAGGAATTAAACTTCCATACATCGTAACTATTTTAGAATCTACTAATGAAATTTTATCTATTAGAAGAAATTATACACAAGATGATCCTACAAAAGAAAAAATAAAATATTTTGTACAATATAAATTTTTACCAGGTACAGGCTTTTATGGTTTTGGTTTAATACACATGATTGGTGGTTTAACTAGAACAGCAACAAGTGCATTAAGACAATTGTTAGATGCAGGAACTTTAGCTAATTTACCAGCTGGTTTTAAAACTAGAGGTATAAGAATTAGAGATGACGCACAACCATTACAACCTGGTGAGTTCAGAGATGTAGATGCTCCTGGCGGAAATATTAAAGATCAGTTTATGCAATTACCATTTAAAGGACCAGACCAAACTCTTTTACAATTAATGGGTGTTGTAGTTAATGCAGGTCAAAGATTTGCAAGTATTGCAGATGCACAAGTTGGAGATATGAATCAACAAGCTGCAGTTGGAACTACAGTTGCATTATTAGAACGTGGCTCTAGAGTTATGTCCGCAATTCACAAAAGATTATACGTTGGTCTTAAAATGGAATTTAAATTATTAGCAGAAGTATTTAAAACTTACTTACCACAAGAATATCCTTATGATGTTCCTGGTGCTACTAGAAATGTTAAGGTTGCAGACTTTGATGAGAAGGTAGATATACTTCCTGTTGCTGATCCTAACATATTTAGTCAAACACAAAGAATTTCTATGGCGCAAATGGAATTACAATTAGCGCAATCGAATCCTCAGATACATGATTTGTACCAAGCGTACAGATCTATGTATGAAGCGGTTGGGGTAAAAAATATTAACGCAATATTACCTCCACCGCAACAACCTCAACCCATTGATCCTGCATTAGAAGAAATTGCAGCAATGGGTATGAAACCTTTTCAAGCTTTCCCTGGTCAAGATCACAAAGCTCACATAGATTCACACTTAAATTTTATGCAATCTAATATGGTACAGAACTCACCAACTATTATGGGTGCGTTACAAAAAAATATATTAGAAAGAATTAGTTTAATGGCTCAAGAACAAATACAATTAGAGTTTCAAGAAGAATTAGCTCAAGCACAACAGATGCAACAGATGCTACAACAGCAACCACAGAACCAACAACTAGTTCAACAAGTAACAATGCTTACAAATAAAATTAATTCTAGAAAAGCAGTGTTGATTTCTGAAATGGTTAGAGATTATATGAAGGAAGAAGAACAAATTATTAGTGAATTAGGTGGTGATCCACTACTTAAACTAAAATCTAGAGAACTAGACATCAAAGCTAGACAAAACGAAGCTAAAAAAGCTTATGATGAAGGTAGAATTAGCTTAGATACTATGAGAGCTATGCAAAACCAAGAACAGTTCGAAGATAAACAAGAACAAAACGAAGAATTAGCTGAATTAAGAGCAGATACTTCGCTTACCAAACAAGTTATGTCAGCAGATGCGGCTTTAGAAAGACAACAAATGGCTGATCAAAGCAAAAGAAACGATTTTGGTAGAAACTTTAAGAAAAATTAAGTATATTAACACTCAAGGAGAATATTATGGATAAAGATTGGCAAAGAGGCTCGATGTATGTCAAAGAACCTAAAGTTACAAAAGAATTAGGTGTTGGCAAAGACGGTTACCAAACAGGTGGCGTTACTATTGAAGCTACAAACCCGCAAGAAACTCAAACTGTTACAGTTAGAGGAACTAAAGCGATGAGAGCTGACAAAAAACCTGT